TTACGAGAAACCATTTCATCCAGAAATAGGTTCTGGTATAAGAGATATGTTATTTGAAAATATGACACCTATTACTGCTGTTGTTCTGGCAAGAAAAGTAGAAGATGTTATAGAGAACTTTGAACCAAGAGCAAGATTAATTGGTGTTCGAGCTTTACCTAATTTAGATCGTAATGAATATGAAGTGACCATAGAGTTTTTTGTTGTGAACACACCCACTGAGCTTGTAGACATGACAGTATTTCTAGAGGTATTACGATAATGGCAACAAATGACAGAAGATTAGAAGTTACAGAATTTGATTTTGATGAAGTAAAGACCAATTTAAAAACTTTCCTTAAAGCTCAAGATCAATTTACGGATTATGACTTTGAAGGTTCGGGTATGAATATCCTTTTGGATGTTCTTGCATACAATACTCACTATCTAGGTTTCAATGCAAATATGCTTGCAAACGAAATGTTTTTAGACAGTTCATCTCTTAGGTCTAGTATTGTTTCTCACGCAAAAACTTTAGGATACACACCAACATCTGCTCGTGCTTCCAAAGCAATTGTAGATGTTACTCTAAACACAACTGATAGTTCTCTAACGATGCCAGCTGGAACGGTGTTTAATACAACGGTAGATGGTACAACTTATAAGTTTTCAACAATCACAGATGTTACAAAATCAAACACTGGTAATAGTATTCCTTTTCTTAATACAGATATCTACGAGGGAACTTTTATAACAACAAGATATACAGTGGATAGTTCTGATATTGATCAGAGATTTTTACTGACTGACAATAGAGCAGATACTACTACATTAACAATCAAAGTTCAAACTTCATCTTCTGACTCAACCACCACAACATATACGGAAGCTACAGACATAACACAAGTAACAGCATCTAGTAATGTTTATTTTTTACAAGAGGTAGAAGCTGGACTGTTTGAAATTTATTTTGGTGATGGTGTTATAGGTTCTGCTCTTTCAGATGGTAATATTGTTATACTCACATATGTCGTTTCAAATAAGTCTCTTGCAAATGGAGCATCCCTCTTTACAAATGCAGCAACGATAGCAAGTGTATCTGATGTTGCGGTTGCAACTGTAGCAGCTGCAACAGCTGGTTCAGAACCAGAGTCACTTCAGTCTATCAAATACAACGCACCTCTGAGTTATGCATCTCAAGGTCGTTGCGTTACAGCAGAAGATTATAAAGTCTATGCAAAACAATATTTTCCAAATACAAAATCTGTTTCAGTCTTTGGTGGAGAAGGTGGTTCGTTTGATACAAGTCTTGGTGTTGTTAGCACGCCTGAATATGGAAAGGTATTCATTGCTATAGAATCTACAACTGGTAACAATCTAACAGACACAGAAAAATCATCGTTGATATCTGCACTGAGTCCTTTTACAGTTGCATCTATAACGCCAGTTATTGTTGACACACAAACAACAAATCTTATACTAGGAGTTAATTTTCAGTTTGACTCAAGTAAGACAACTGAAACTGCTACTTCACTAGCATCTAAAATCAATACCACTCTAACAAGTTACAACACCAGTAATTTAGCTCAGTTTGATGGTGCGTTTAGACATTCAAAGGTAACAGGATTAATTGACGATACGGATACATCAATAACTAGTAACATTACCACAGTAACACTTGCTCATAATTTAACACCAACTTTAAATACAGCAACGGCATACACTATTCAACTTAATAATAAGTTTTATAATCCTCATAGTGGCCATAATTCTGATGTGGGTGGTATTCTTGCGTCTACTGGATTTAAAGTAAGTGGTGATGCAACAAATACACAGTACTTTGATGATGATGGTGCTGGTAATATCCGAAGATATATTCTAGTCGCTGGTGTTCGTCAATATCAAGACTCAACTGCTGGAACTATAACGTATAGTACTGGAGAGATTAAGATTAGTAGTGTTAATATAACTTCTGTAGAAAATGTTGATGAAGTATCATCCTCATTTATTCGTTTGACGGTCACACCAGATTCACTTGACATAGTTCCTGTTCGTAATCAAATTCTAAAGATAGATTTTGTTAATACTAGTGTTATTGGAACAGTAGATACCATTGCAACAGGAGACTCATCTACTGGAACAGTCGCTTCAGCATCAACAACAACGTCTAGTTATGTAACACCATCGAGCTACTAACATGGCACCTTTTGATAGTCCATACTCATCAAACCTGACAAATAAAATCAGTCCTCTTCTAGAGGGCCAAGTTCCTGATTTTATTCAATCAGACCATCCTGTATTTGTTAAGTTTCTTAAAAGTTATTTTGAGTATCTAGAGGCTGGTGAATTACGTGTCAGTGTTGTTATTGACAATCTACTCTTGGAACTTCAAACAGAATCTTTTGTTTTAGATTCGGATGATAACAAAGTTGTCCTTGAAGATGATACAGATGCAACCACTGGTAAGTTTATTGTTGGAGAAACAATTACAGGTTCTACCTCTAAAGCAACCGCAACAATTCTTGTAGACGATTTAGGCAACTCTACAAAACCAAGACTATTCATAACAGGTCAACAACAATTCCAAACTGGTGAAACAATTACAGGTGGAACGTCTGGTTCAACTGGTACAGTCGTAAGGTATCGTGCAAACCCTGTGCAGAACCTACAACAACTTTTAGAGTATGCAAACGTAGATAATACCATATATGATTTCTTAGACCAACTAAGAGATTCGTTTATGAACGCAATTCCAAAAGAACTTGCAGCTGGAGTAAATAAAAGAAACCTCATCAAAAATATACGAGAATTATATCGAGCAAAAGGAACCTCTGAAGGCCATAAGATTTTTATGAGAATGTTGTTAGATGAGAATATCGAAGTAACATATCCAAACCAATATATGATGAGAGTTTCTGATGGTGATTGGTCAAATCAAACAATCATAAGATGTTCGCCTGGAGCTAATGCTGTTGGTGATGAGATGATAGGTCAAGTTATAACTGGACAAACCTCTGGTGCTACAGCTGTTGTTGCTAACGCACTTTCTACAGCAGAGAGTAGCGAGGCCATAACTGAATTTGAAATCAATCCTGCCTCGTTGACAGGAACATTTACTGATGGTGAAGTTATACAAGGAACCTCTACCGTTCAAGACGTTGTAATGTCATTTACAATTAGAGGTATTGTAACTAGTTATGCGGTTACTGATGGTGGTAAATTATATTCTGTTGGTGATGATTTAAGTCTTGACACTCAAACTGCGATAGGTAATGGAGAAGCTTTAGCAGAAGTTGGTTCAATTAAGACAGGTAGTGTGAGTCGAGTTATTATTGATGATGCCGGAACAAAATATTCAGTAGGAGATATTTTAACATTTGCTGTTACAGAGTCAGGAACCTCTACAAAAGCAGCAACTGGTTTTGTTTCAGTGGTTGGTGGTTCTATAGAAATAGATGGCACTGATAGTTCTAGTTCTGATACTGGTGATAATCTAGTTTTAGAAGCTGGTTCTACAAGTAGTATTCTAGAATATGACCTTGCACTTGAAGATAATAGTGGAAGTATTATATTAGATAGAATCACTGCTGGTGGCGAGGCCGCAGGGGAAAATATAAAAACAGAAAATTCTGTTCATGATTTAATATCGTTAGATACCTATGGAACAAATAATGATACGTTTGCTCTTGAAGAGGGTACAGTAACCACTGGTGAAATAACCAGAGTATTTCTAAAGGATGGTGGTGAAGGATATTCACTATTACCTTCTATTACAATTACATCAGCCGATGGAACAGGAGCAGCTCTTCTTGCCGATACAAATGACATTGGTGTTGTAGATAGTGTCAATGTTACAAAACAAGGATTTAAATATACCGAAGCTCCAGAGGGAAGATTTAATGCAAACTTTCTTTTAAAAGATGTAACTGGTACATTTGGTGTAACAAATACTCTTGCAAGTAGTGGTCATACAGGAGTTGTTAAAAGTTTCAATTCTACTACTAAAGTTTTAAAAGCAACATTTGAAGATGTTCAACGTATCACCATG